CTATTAAACAGCGGTTCTGGACTAACGACTGGGAAGCTATGCACAAGTTCATTCGTGAGCATGAGGCTATGGAGTTGCTAGAGCGTCGTATTCACCAGACAAACATGAAGCAGTTTTTAGAAGAGCACCCTGAGTTGCGTCCAGCAGGACTCAATATTGACAGGGAATACGCAATTACCATCCGTCGTAAATAAAGGAGATACACATGGCAAACGAAGTTAGCCTGTTTCAACAAGCAGTACCCGACTACGCAAAAGAAGTTCAGCTTGATGACATGACCAAAGCCCTCGGCGGTAGCGGGGGTCTCAAGCGTATTTCGATTCGGGGCAAGCGGTTCCGTCTGGTTGTCAATGGTGAAGAGATTACCAAGAGCAATGCAGACGCCATGAACATTGTCGTTGTCAACGGCACGCGTTACGTATCGCGTAAATACTACGCAGGTGCTTATGTACCTGGAGAGGCCGCACCTCCTGATTGCTGGTCTAACGACGGCGAGAAGCCTGATGCAAGTATTGAGAACCCCAAGCACTCTAACTGCCAAGACTGCCCGATGAACATCAAAGGGTCTGGTCAAGGCGAGAGCCGTGCTTGTCGGTTTGAGAAGCGTCTTGCAGTTGTCTTAGCCGACGACATTGGTGGTAGCGTCTATCAGCTTCTGTTGCCTTCTAAGTCTTACTTTGGTAAGAGCGACAACACGAACGCTATGCCGTTTGAGCAGTATGCCAAGTACGTTGCATCTCAGGGCTACAACATCAACATGATCGTTACTGAGATGAAGATGGATGAGGACAGCGATCAGCCGCAACTTACCTTCCGTGCTACTGGGTTCTTGACCCGTGAGCAGTGGGAGACCGCTAAGAATCAGGGCAACACCAGCGAGGCTAAGCAAGCGGTGGTGATGACGGCATACCAGACTGACAAGCCTAAGCAGAGGTTAGCCGCACCTGCTCCCAAGGCTGAGCCAGCGCCAGAAACCGAGGAGCCAAAGGCCGAAGTCCCTGAGCCTACTAAGCGTGCAAAGAAAGCCGCCCCTGAACCCACACCTAAGGCCGATCTTGCCTCGATCATGGGTGAGTGGGCAACCGACGACTGATGGACGGTCGCGGGTACAGCGCCAAGATTGTCAATGCTAATAAAGAAGCTGACCCAGGCAATCTTGGTGTTTTACTAGGGCGGTACTGCATAAGCAACGAAATTTCTGTGTCAGATGCTGCTGGGTTTTTTAAGGTTAGCAAGATGACGATGTACAAGTGGTTTACTGGCAAGACAAAACCACGGAAGAAACAGTCTGAGCAAATTGCAGAAGTCTTAGAGCGTGTAGGATATAAGTCTTAGTCCACTGGGCGTCTAGTTCGACGGAACGAAAAGAGGGAATACGCCGCACCCTCCTGACGCCCTATTTTTTTCTGCGGTGCAAAGGCGGCTATGGCAACTACAGATCTACTACAGGCAGTACTCCCCCCAGAAGGGGTCTACTGTACGGTCGGGCTACAGACTGACAAAAGTCCCCGGCAGAGATTCTTTGAAACCCTAGAGCAATGTGCAGAAGAGTTTGAGTACCTAACCAACGAAGGGTACGAAGTTTACTTTGCTTGCGCCAAGTACGAGACACCAACACGGCGCATCATCTCTAACGCCACATACATAAAGGCGTTCTGGCTAGACCTAGATTGTGGTGAGGGTAAACCCTATCCTGATCAAGCGTCGGCGCTGATAGCACTAAAAACTTTCTGCAAGAAACTAAAGCTACCCAAGCCTACACTGGTCAACTCGGGGCGTGGCATCCATGTCTACTGGCGGCTAAAAGAAACGGTCAGCAGGGCCGACTGGCTACCGGTAGCAGAGAGATTGAAATATTTGTGCGAAGAGCACGAATTACATCAAGACCGTTCTAGAACATCAGATCCTTCTTCGGTACTCAGGGTGCCTGAGACCTTTAACCGCAAAGAAGGTGGTAAGCGACCAATCACTATCCTCAGCCTTGAGCCAGAGATAGGGTACGAAGAATTTAAGAACCTGCTCGGCGTGCTTATAGCCCCGCCAGAGTTTGACCTACCGAAGTTTGAGCAGAACGAATTGACCAAGGCGCTGGCTGGCAACCAAGAAAATTGGTTCAAGATCATCATAGCCAAGACCATAAAAGGCAACGGTTGTGCACAAATAGCCAAGATTGCTACAGAACAAGACACGGTTGACTACAACTTGTGGCGTGCAGGGCTGTCTGTAGCCTGGGCCTGCGAGGATAGAAACGAAGCCATCCATAAGATCTCTGATAGGCACCCTAACTACGACTACCAAGAGACTATCAAGAAGGCCAGAGACACAGGCGGTCCACAGAAGTGCGCGACGTTTGAGAAGTGGAACCCAGAGGGGTGCGAGGGTTGCCCCCACAGAGGCAAGATTCCTGGGCCGATTGCTTTGGGTAAGACCATAGTAGAGGCTACCGATGACAAGATTCCAGAAAATACAGAGGCGGTTGAGGAGATAGAAGAAGACGAAGAGGTAGAAGACAACACCAAGATACCTGCATTTCCAAGACCATACTTCAGAGGCAGGATGGGTGGAGTCTATAAAGCAGTTGAAGAAGATGAGCCAATCCTCATCTATCACCATGACCTGTACGTCGTTAAGCGACTGTACGACCCAAACAAAGGCGACACCGTCTGGATAAGACTGCACACGCCAAAAGACGGGATGAGAGAGTTTTCGCTACCCCAGACCGACCTGCTTACAAAAGAGAAGTTGCGAGACAGGCTGGCTTTCTACGGGGTGGTGGCACTACAAAAGCAGATGGACGCCATCATGCAGTACATAGCGGCGTTTGTTAAAGACCTACAGTACAAGCGAGGAGTGGAGATTATGCGTTTGCAGTTTGGCTGGGCAGATAAAAACCGTAAGTTCATCATCGGCGATCAAGAGATCACCCCAAACGGCATCAGATACAGCCCCCCTTCTTCTATAACTTCTGGCTTAGCAGAGCATATGACGCCAGTGGGTACGCTAGATGAGTGGAAGAAGGTTGTAAACGTCTATGACTCTGAGGGTATGGAACCTCATGCGTTTGGTTTCTTTACGGCTTTTGGAGCACCGCTACTTACGCACCTCAAGCTAAAGGGTGCGGTCATCAACCTCATCAACAACCGGTCGGGCACAGGAAAAACAACGGTTGCTTTGGCTATGCACAGCGTTTATGGGCACCCAGAAGAGCAGATGCTGATATGGCGCGACACCATGAACATGAAGTTGAACCGGCTCGGCATCATGAACAACCTGCCGGTGAGCATCGATGAGATCACTAAGATGAGCGCCGACGACCTATCAGACCTACTGTACGCCGTATCTCAGGGCCGGGCACGTGGTCGGCTTAAGTCAAACGAGAACGCGGAGCGCGTAAACACATCTAAGTGGTCACTAATAGCAATTGCTACATCAAATGCTTCTTTTTATGACAAGCTAACAACGCTGTCTTCTACCCCCGACGGCGAGCTAATGCGTCTCGTTGAGTACCAGATTCCAGAAAATACGGTCATTACGAAGGCGCAGGCAGACGAACTGTTTCCCAAGCTATACAGCAACTACGGTCATGCAGGGCGCATATACCTACAGTGGTTGGTGGGCAACCTAGAAGAAGCAATAGAAATGGTGCAGGAGTGCCAGAAGATCATAGACCAGAAGGTGATGTTCAGCGGTAGAGAACGGTTCTGGTCTGGCATAGCCGCATGTAACATCGCGGGGGCCATGATAGCCCGTCGGCTTGGCCTCATAGACATAGACATTGGGCGCGTCTTCAAGTGGATGGTGTCTGAGTTCTCTAATATGCGTAGGGACATCAAGCCCCCTGCAACAGATCAGACTAGCGTCATCGGTGAGTTCTTAAACGAAAACCGTGGGCGCATCTTGGTCATTAACGATTCAGTGGATAAACGTACAGGTATGGATCAGCTACCCATAGTTGAGCCTAAGTTTGACCTACAGATACGCATAGAACCTGACACAAACAAGATGTTCATAGCGGCTTCAAAGCTCAAAGAGTTCTGCGTAGAGCGGCGCGTCACCCTAAAAGATGTGCTTAAAGCCTTAGAAACCGACGGTATTTACATAGGCACCATCAAGAAGCGCATGGGTAAAGGCACCAAGATTCCTGGCTTGCCTACGTCTGTATGCGTGTTTGACTGCACAAAAGAAGACTTCATTAGCACCGAACAGTTCACCGAGTCGCTGAAAAATGAAGATTCACGGGATCAGCTTCAACATTGACTGGGAGGCATTTAAGCCTGGGCGTACATTTTTTATACCGTGCCTGGACTTAGATGCCGCAAAGAAGGCGACTAAACTTGTCACCAAACGTCTAGGCTATTCTGTAGAAATGAAAGGGGTAATTGAGAACGGGATGAGAGGCTTGCGTGTTTGGAGAATTAAGTAGTACTATGGCCCCGACAACTCCTCTCTTTCTGTTGTCATGTGTACTCTCCTTCTTTCGCCCCGCCTAGAGCGGGGCTTTTTATTCTTCGTCTACATCTCCGTAAGCACCCATACCTGCAAGCTCATCACGTAGGTTTTTATTGATCGGCATACCACCGGTCTCTTCAGCCTCTTCGCGCCTACGGTATCTACCTTCTATAGATCTGTTCAGGGTGTCGTTCTCAATCGGGTAGTCGGGATACATTGCATTGAACCGATCTATCTTGTCCTCTACGCGATTAATAAAATCTTCATCGTTTGCGTCGTACGCCATGAAGTAGGCATTCAGCAAGTCTTGCCGTTTGTTAATGATGTCTCGTTCCATAGACTTCATCTCTATGTTGGCTTTCTGGCGCTGGGCAACACGCTCGGGTGCAAAGCCTAAAGACTGAGCAAGGGCTTCTTTAGCCGAAATGTCTTCGACCAGTGTGTCACCCTTCATTGTTAGAGCACCTTCACTTAGATACCTTGCACCGACAAGAGGCTGCTTCAGTACGGCGGGTAGCATTTTTTCTGCGGCACGATAGTACATACCATCCTTAAACGCTCCGTATGCCTCAGCAAAGTTGACAGCCAGACCAGCTGTTGGGCCAAGCATATTTATGAAGGTGTTTTGCAACGCAGTAACTTCATCTTCGCTCTTACGTGGGTCACGGAACCAGAGATCGTCTAGCGTCATACGGTCGGCAAAGTTCATACCGGTCACTTGGCTGACAACGCCTCGGCTGAGAGAATCACCAAAGAAATCGCCAAAGGTA